CTTTACCTGCATCCGCTTTTGCTTTTATTGCATCTAAAGTCAGTTCTTCAGCAGGGACTTCATTAGCAGCTCGCCAAGTTTCAAGGATTCTTACTTTTGCGCTAACTGCTGTTTTTGGAGAATTTATAAGGGCGCGAGGGAGGTTTACTGCTCCCTGTGCTGATAACTTCGCTACCTTGGTTACAGCCTTCGCGTCGTTTACCCAACCTGCGCCTGGAAGAAGGTTGAGCGGATCTAAGGCGACCTCCATCGTACCCTTGTAATATTTTGGAAGGTCTATGTCTTTGTAGGCACGGCGAGAAGCGCGAATATCGGCAGTGGCATTTCGGAAGAAGCCAGTATCATCCCACTTTTCTCCTGTTTCTTCCTCGAAATACTGCTCCCTGAGTTCTTGGAACTGGTCAAGGGTTTCTTGAGGAATTCCAGCATTACCCAGTATGTCCAGCCAAGGCATGGCCCAAGAAGAAAAAATTTCTGCTCCCTGCTGCATAGGTTGAGCGCGACGGGCTGCTTCTGTTCCTGCTGCAAAGAACTGCCTTATTCCTGCACCCTTGCCTTGTTCAGCACGTTCTTCCATGACGTTACGAAACTGTTTGTCGAATTCTTGGTCACCAGGCAAAAGTCTTGCACCGACTCCAACAGCTGTGTTGTATGCCGGTTCTATTGCACCTAAAGCTGTTATTGCAGCATTTGCAATATTCGATCGGATACCGGGAGCAAATCCACCTTTGAAATTGAACGGTTCTTCGCGCTCATCTTCAGGACGTACATCAATGCCTTTTACTATTGCAGGAGGAGATGGGGTTGGTTCGGCTACATATTCTTGCCCAGGCTGAACCTGTGGTGGCTGCATCGTCCGAGCGTATTGCTGGACAAGGGCTTGTTCTGCCAGCCTTTGCTGTTCTTCCTGCTGTTCTTTTTGTACCCGTTGACGCGCTTGGGCTGCTCCAAGCATATTAGCTCGGCGTTGTAACCTCTCTCGTTCCAAACGTTGAAGAAACGATTGGTTTTGACTTTCAAAAGGATTTTGGGTAGAAAAAGGGTTGACCATTAGTACGTAAATCTATCGGATACGCTAGAAGTGGAAAAACCACCTCGCCTTGTTGCGCCTCCAAAAGGAGTTACTTCTCCGAGGTAATCTTCAAGTTCTTTACCGGCTATCGCTGCTTTTGCCTGTGTGCCACCTCTTGCAAACGGAGTTTCTTTTCTGTAACCACCCAGAGTCTGTCTTGTTGTTGGAGGTTGAGGGGTAGGCATACGAGATTCTGCAATGTTTGCAGTCATTCCAGATGCTGCCATAGGCATACGTCTATTTGCTGAAATAGGTACGCCTCCACCTGTAGATATGGGTACGCCACCAGTCCCCCATTCTGTAGGATCTTCAAAAGGTTCCATTGGTGTTCCGGTAGCAGGAGTCATAGATTGAGGTAATGCCTGTTGCGCTCCCCAGTCAACAGCGGGTGCTGCTCCTTGTGCTGCAAATTCCGGCTGCTGAAAGAAAGGCGACAGATAATTCTGAAGATTTTCCTGCCCAAAAACTTCTGAAAAACCACCGAGTGATTGCGGTGACATTTGCAAAAGGCTTGGCATCATTGCAAGCCTTTGTTCTTGGTATCGCTGCTGGGGCGTAAGACCGCCTCTTGCCTGAAGTCCAGCTAATGCTTGCATCTGTTCTGGAGTTAAGCCACCTCTTGCTTGCATACCTGCCAGCGCAAACTGGTCTTCTACGCCTAGCCCACCTCGAGCCTGTAATCCTGCAAGATCAGATTGCTGCTGTGCTGAAAGCCCACCCCGCAGGATTTGGCTAATGTTGTTAATTCCAGCACCTGTCTGCAATGCTGCAAACGGGCTGTTAATACCTGAATATGCCTGTTGCTCTGCAAGATCTATTGCTTGCTGCGCTGTCCCGCCTGTTCCCGCAATTACACCAAACGGCGATCCTGCACCGAACCTTGAGCCGGTTTCCATAGCCTCTGCGCCACGTTGGGTGCTAAACGCCTGTAAAGCAGCTTGTGCTACAGGGGAAAGAACCTGTTGGGTTATTGCTTGACCATCCGGGCCTATGATTGTTTCGGTTGTGTAATACCTTTCAGGATCTTGATTGAAAATATTGAGCATTTCTTGGATGCTCGTATTAGTATTACCGCCCATACCAGCGTCATCTTGCGAAAGATCAAACGGTGTGAACTCACCAAGTTGTTCTAAGGCAAGACGGTCAGCTTCTCGTTGGGCTTGAAGAGCTTGTTGCAAGGTTTGTGAACGAGTATTAGCACCAATTGTAGAATCTCGCATTTCTCCGGTTAAAGGATCAATGTCTCGCTCTCCACCAAGTCCTTCTTCCCCGGCAAATCTTGCAGGGTCAGCGTTTCTCATTTCTTCTAGTTCAGCACGTTGTTTATCACGTTCTAGTTCTAGTTGCCTTCGCTCTTCTTCAATTTGCCTTCGCTCTTCTTGAACTTGTCGCTGAATTTCCTCAGAAGTTAGTTGCGCTTCTTCTTGTTGCCTTGCAAGTTCTTCAGCTGCTAATCGCTCTGCTTCTTCTTGATCAGCAAGTCGTTGCATATTTATCTGTTCTAGTTCCATTGCAGCAATGGCTTCTTCAACAGACTTAGACTCGTCCCCTATGACGTTTACACCGAACGGATCTGCAGGAGCTTCAAACCCTTGTTCTCCGGTAACAGTCTGGCTTTCAAACGGAGTAGCGTCCAGATCGTAAAATGGAGTAATAGGTCTTTGTTGCCCGTATTCAGCACCTTGAGCAACGTCAATTCCACGTATGGTTTTTTCTCTACCTCGACCAGCAGCGACATCTTCTGGAGATGAGTCCTCTAATCGCCAATCATTCCAACCGGGGTCATTCTTATTGTCAAGGATTTCATAATCTTCACCGACAAGGCTTTTTGCTGCTTGAAACGGAATGCCGTATTCCATCAACTGGTCTATAGCATCTTTACGTTCTTTTGCTTTACCTTTGCCCTTGCTGACAACGATATTAATTTTTTTACCAGAACGCTCAAAAACGCTTGGGTCATCCGGGTCGTAGGGAAGTCCTAGTATCGGAGCGTACCGTACCGGTACGTCTATGACCATCCGGTTGTCATCACCTATTCCAAATAGTCCCATTTAAATACCTCCGAAAGGAGTCTGCGGAGTCTGACCGTAGATCGTTTTCTTAGTTCGCTTTTTAGGCTGCTTTACCTGCGGGATCTCACTTAGATCTTTAAAGCTTGCGTCAATTCGTTTCAACATCCGACTCGCAGTATCGTCAAATTTTGTAAATGCTAATTCCATCGGATGAGTTGGTTTTGCCATTACTAACCTCTTGCTCCCGGAGATATATCTGCTCCAGGAACCCTTACGTTGCCTGAACGTGGGCCTGATATTGAAGCAGCTGTTTGTCTCATTTCATCAATTGACCCAGGCATTACCGGTCTAGTTGTAGACGGTATTCCTGTTCCGGGTGCTTGGGGTCTAATTCCAGCCTGGTTGCCCTGCTGGAAGTTTCCTGCATTAGGCAATTGCTGCGCTCCCTGGGTGTTCAAAATATTCTGAGCAGTCTCTTCTGGTGACGGAAGTTGCTGTCCACCCTGTTGCTGTGCCACTTCGAGAATATTCTGTATCGTTGGTATTCGCGCTGCAGCAGCTGCTTGAAGTTGTTCTTGTATACCCGGTGAGTTGATGAACTGTTCTTCGAGAATCTTCGAGCGAACTTCGAGCGGGTTGCTTACGCCACCTTTTCTGAGAGCAGTGTCGAGATCAACATATCCTGCCCTCCAGAGGTTCGACCAGAGGTTGAGTCTTCGTTCTTGTTCTTCCGGGCTAACAGAATTAATACGAACAATGTTGACGTAATGCCCTTTGATATCAGAAGGCTTGATAATTGCATCGAGAACACCCGCTTCTGTCTTTCCGAACACGGATACCCTGTCATCGATTACGTGTTCAACAATTCTGAGGATAAGCTCTCCTTTTTCTTGAAGACCTCTTTCCATTGCTGATTTTACGGCTCCGAAGTTGAGAGATGCAATACCTGCAAGAACTGCTGTGTGATAACCGGAGGCTGCACCACTAGGACGTTGCCCTCTGGCAACAGCCGGTACTGTGTTTGCTTCGATCGCTTCATCAAGGAATTGTTTTGCAATACCAATTTCAGAAGGAGGGCTAGGAACATCTGATACTCCAACTTGGACTTGTGGAGGCTTTACGTTCTTTGCGCCTGGGCTGTCATCCCACATTGCCTGGACTTCTTCGGTAATGCCGGGAGGACCGGTGAACTCGAGGGTGGGCCATGCTGACTTGCTTACGATATCAATGTAGTGGGATGCCAGCTGACTTTGCGCCCGAAGCATGTCAAGCGAGCCGTTCAACAATCCCATGTACAGGTTCTCCGGTTCGGAGTTACCCGTGTCGAGTCCCATCTGGGGCCAGTACATA